CAGCAGAAGAGGGAATCTCAATTGCGGCTTTGGAGAAAAAATTAAATATCGGGAATGGGACTATCCGCAAATGGAACGAGGCATCTCCGACGTTTGAAAATGTTTTTAAAGTCGCAAAGCACTTTGATGTAAGTATGGATTATTTTGCAGAATGGGGAGACGGACACAGTGACAATGAGAACCCCACATAACCTGATTGCATAGTATAGCAAAAGAAGAGGTGAGGAAGATGTCAGAATTAAAACTGGTAACAAGAAATATCCGTATTAATGGAATTCAGCATAAAGCCAGTGATATGTCAGAAGAAGAAATCAAATGCCTGCTCATCCAGAGACAGGATGAACTTCTTCTGAGCATGAACTATGAAAGAAAAGCCGCCGGTTAAGGCGGAGAAAGAAGGACAAGCATTAAAACGGAGGTGGTTAAAATAGATGGATTCAGTAACCAGATCAATGCATTTTTAAAATTCTGCAGATCATGCCAGGAATTAAATAGAATTGCGGCAAGTAATGAAACTGATCTGGACAATAAGACGCAGGATATCTTACATAACATTGAACTTAACGACAACTATCCAGACGATTATGTTTTACAAGGTCTTGCACTGAGAGAAATCAGAAAGAGACGCAGGGAAGCCAAAGACATTCAAAGAATAATGACCCCGATCGTGCAGTGGACAGATCAGAATCAGAAAACGATCAATGAGCTTGAGAGGCTTCTTGGCACAGTCAGGAAAGCAGAGAAAAGTACGACCGGAAGAACGTATATGAACCGAACCAACGCACTGGAAAAAATTTTGGGTGAAGAATAGGAGAAGGACAAGCATTATGAAACAGTACATAATCATAGCCCTCTGCATCCTTGCAGGGAAATATGTGGACATCCCAGTCTGGTTTAACATCCTCTTTGGGATATCCACATACTGGGCGGTAGATCAGCTTAGAAAAGTTCAGGAGGAGGAAACATGACAGAAATAAAAATGGATTCACTGAACGCCAACCCAGTGAACCCAAACAAAAACCATTTTCAGTTGAATTATACAACTGAAACAACAGAAAAGTCAATATTTGAAATGAGAGTCAAAGAGCTTTTTGAACTGTCATTCAGAGCTATAAGAGAAACGCAGGCAACAGTTAGCTTTGAACTGTCAAGTGTAGGAGACAGCCTGATGATATGGATTATTGATGAAGCCCACAAGGAATCCGGACATTTTGACGGCATTTATGCCATTAATGACTACGATTCTGAAAAGTGGCCAGAGCTTGCCAGAAATTCTGAGAGCAATTACAGAGCGGCGAAATGCCATCTGATTCGTATTCTCCAGAAAGCAGGAGGAAAATGCGATGAATAATCAGACAGCCATAATAAAACTTCTTCCCAGTCTGGAGATAGCAGTGTGTATCAATGAACTGCTCAGAGAACTTCAATCCAGAGGTGATCACATTCTGGATTATGAGAACTGTGACATGTCTCTGGACCATGTGGAGTACCACAAAGCTGAAGATATCGACGGAGAGAAATGCGGAGATGCTTCGGATAACCTGTATTGCTTTTTCAAGGTGGTGTGAATATGTTGAGGAATTTTAATGAGATGAGAAAAGTCGATGTGCTTCCGTATTGTGAGAAGCGAGAAGGTATGTTGTATCTGAACTGGGCAAAATGTATTGACCTTCTGCATGAGAATGGGGCTGAGGCTGTGTATTTCGTTCCAATCCCGAATGAACGTACTGGAGGAAGCCTTTACTATTCAGACGTTACATTTACGGACAAGAATGGCGTAACGAACCGGGCTTATGAGACCAGGATCAAGGTTGTGATTGATGACAAAGAATATGTCATGCAGTCTCCAGTAATGAACGGAACAAACCCTGTCAAGGATAATTCTATGAGTCAACAGAGAGTGTGGAACAGTATGTGTCGTTCCTTTGTGAAGTGCGTGGCCATACATACAGGACTGGGATTCAATCTCTGGTTAAAAGAGGAGCATAAGCCGTTCAGTAATGAGATACCGGGTGATGAGCCGCTTGCTACAGCTGCGCAGATTAAAACAATCAAGAGCATAGGACAGAAACACAACATTAACCTGGAATACTGGATCAGTTCCAATGGAAAGAGTTGGAAAACTCTTACAGAAATTGATGCAGGAAATATGTTGAACGCCTTGAAGGAAAAGTATGGTGATGACTGATGGAGTTTAAAGGCAAAATCTCAGCCATGTTCAGGGATATGGTGACAAGAAACTGGAACATTACCATATCCACCGATCAGGACATCTCAGAAGCCCTGCAGACGTTCTCAGGGAAAGAACTGGATGTGAAGCTGAAACAGCACAGGGAGAAGCGCTCTCTTGATGCAAATGCCTATTACTGGTGCCTTCTTACGAAGCTGGCAAAGGTACATGGATGGACGAATGCAGAAGCTCATAACAGGATGCTCAGAGAGTATGGACAGTTCGAACGGGTGGAGGGACAGCTGATCGCTGTTCCCTTACCCGATACTGATCAGACAGAAAAAGAGGTTCTGAATAAGATGGAATATCATCTGGCACTCTCTCCGAAGATTACAGTCATGAAGGGACAGACAAAGAGAGTATATCTTCTGCCGAGAGGTTCCAGTACCTACAACACAGAAGAAATGGCCAGACTGATCAGCGGACTTATTGAGGATTGCAGAGATTCCGGCATTCCGGACAGCGAGATCATGACACCATTTGAGAAGCAGAAACTATTTGAACAGTACGGAATAGGAGGAGAACATGAACAGAAGGACAAGGGCTTTGCAGTTCAGACCGGATGTTAAGCGAAAGATCATAGAGAGAGATCATGGCTGCATCTTTTGCCAGATCGGATTCTACATGAATGCCAGTGCAGACTTTCAATATAAACAGCTTGATATCATGCATATCGTGAACCGTTCGCAGGGCGGTCTTGGAATCGAGCAGAATGGAGTGACAGGATGCAGATACCATCATCAGCTTCTTGACAATGGCTCCAAGGGACTCAGACCAGACATGATCAGGTACATAGAAGAATACATGAAGCGTCTCTATCCGGAATGGAACAGAGAGATGCTTGTATATCACAAATAAGGGTGCCACTAAAATTCACATAGATTTCTTCCTTCCCATGTGAGCCTGTCAGATCATGGGAAGGGGAAAGGAGAAACATGAACAGCAGAAATAAAGGAGCTGCCGGTGAAAGAGAAGTAGCCGGTATCCTTCGGGGCTACGGATATAAAGCCAGAAGAGGCCAGCAGTACAGCGGGGCTAATGGTGATGCGGATGTGGTCGGACTTCCCGGAATCCACATCGAAGTCAAGAGAAGAGAGAAACTCAATATATATGATGCCATAGACCAGTCTAAAAGAGACAGAAAGCCAGAAGAACTGTCGGCAGTGTTCCACAGAAAGAACCACTGTGAATGGCTTGTGACAATGCCTCTGGACGATTGGATGAAGATATACAGGGAATGGGAGGCTGGTTATGGATTACGTGAAGATCAGCAGGAAGATTCTTGAATGGGAATGGTACAAGGATGTAAACACCAAAGTCGTGTTTTCCATATCCTCTTAAAGGCAAACTGGAAGAATGGGCGGTTTCAGGGAATGGAGATCCCCAGAGGTTCTTTTGTTACATCTTACCAGTCTCTGGCTGAAGAAACAGGACTGACAGTTATGAACGTAAGGACAGCCATAAAACACTTAAAGCTAACACAGGAGATAACAGTCAGCCAACACAGTAAATTCAGCGTAATTACAGTAAAAAACTATGATGCCTACCAGACAGCTAACAAGGTAGCTAACAATCAGCTAACAGGCAACCAACAAGCAACTAACAGGCAACTAACAACAATAGAAGAAGGGAAGAAGGAAAGAAAGGAAGAATATAATAAATCTCCTAAAGGAGATTATGAGAGTAGAACTCCGGAAAGCAGCATCTATGCCACGATTCGTGAATTATACAATTCCGTTTGTGGGTCGTATCCCCGCCTGGTAAAGATGTCTGATGCAAGAAAGAAGGCTATCAGCGCAAGGCTGAAGACAGGATATACTCTTGATGACTTCCAGACACTGTTTGAAAAGGCAGAGGCTTCTGACTTCCTGAAAGGCGCAAATAAGCGCAACTGGTCAGCTACTTTTGACTGGCTGATCTGCGATTCCAACATGGCGAAAGTCCTTGATGGAAATTACGATGCGAAAGAAGGTGCGGCAAATGACCCAGAACCAACAAACTCCGTCCGGTTATGGTGACTGCCCGGTATGCCATGGCACCGGCTGGGAACTGTACACAGCAACAGTCCTAACTTACGGGGAACCGGAAGAGGCAATGTTTGCAAGACGCTGTACAAGATGCACAGGTGCAAGACGGAGCGAGGACAACACAGGAGTTCCAGCGGAGTATCA